CATTGTATAGTCTAAATCAGATTTTGAATAGTGAATGTGTTGCGATGGTCTAAAATCAGGAGGACCATCTCCCGTTTCAAACCACGCAGGGTGTGTAACTCTAACGCGGTTATTTGGCAGTGCGACGATATTCCCTGTCCACTTACCTGCATCTAGAAGCTCCAAAACATGACTTTGTTTATGCTGTGCAGGGTCGTCTGCTACCTCACTTTCGGTGTAATCAACGGTGAAGTAATACTTCGCTGGATAGAACTTACCATCGATTTTAGCAAGCCACGGACACGGATGAGCACGGTCTAAACGATAAACAGCGTGAGTATGCGACATACAATCCCACGGTTGAGCAAAATGAACAGGCATAGGCTCAGCCCATTCATCAAAAGGCGTGTCGCCAACTAAGGCTGTTATCGGCATCCGCGCCCACATAGCACCACCATGAACGTTTGGCTCATCGATATCATCTACCTCAAAACCAGTAAACAAAACCTGAAAGCTCAAACACCTATTAGGCATTGTCGTTACTGCTATTGCCATGGCGTGTAAAAACTCACCATGGTATTTTTGGTGGTTATGAGTGTACTCTCTGCGCACCCAACACTTAAAGTGCGGGATACTACTTTGGAGATAAGGCATTTACCGTACCTTTTTACCCCCTGCATAACCACCTTTTGCCATCCCTTTTGGACGACCACCGCCCATCATTTTCATGACGGCTTTTTCCTCCATAAAACCACCATCGGCCATCATGGTGACATCGATCACCTTTCCGGGATTCAGTTCCTCAACAGCTGGGTCTGGAACCATACGTCCACCAGCGGCACCACCTTTAGACATACGCCGGATGCCACCTTTTGCCATTCCTTTTTTCTTCATTTCATTTTTCTCCTTTTACGACGAAGAGGTTTTACATTACGTGGCTTACCCTTTGTAGGTTGCCCTAGTTTTACTTTTTGTCGAATTCTACTTCTTTTTTCACTGGCCGACAACTCACCAGATGTCTTAGGGGTTTTAGAAGAAATACGTTTAGAGGGGCGACAATAAGGAGTTCCACGCTTTTCGCCCTTCTTTCTGCCACATTTTTTGCCAGTGCGTACATCTTTCCAATCTTCTTTAAACCACCTTTTTAGAGCCAAGCCCTTCTTCGTTTTCCGGACTGCCATCGTTAATACCTTTTTGTGGACTTACGTCTGTTTTGCATAACCTTGCCGCATCCCTTCGCAACCTTTGGGTCAGAACTCTTTCTTTTGCGGTAATTTGCGCATCGCTCCAGTTTTTTAGCATAGCCTCCGTTAGCCGCTTTCGCGACTTTAGAAGACGATCCTTTATTTCCCCAGTTTTTGGCTCCGACTTTTCGACATTTAGCGATTGCTCCAGACGCATACGCTGATGGGAAAACCTTATAGCGAGCTTTAACTTTTCTATAACATGCATCTTTAGCCACGACGTTTTTTCCTTTTTCCGGCGCAATGAGCGCGTTCGCTAAAACCTCTAGGTTTTTTACAATTTATAGCCTTCTTTCGTTTTGCGCTCCACTTACGTTTCTGTGGCGGCTTAGAAACTTGTTGCCGCATTTGTGCACGACCCATCACCATTAGATAAGCTGCTCTAAACCTGCAGCTACAACAATTAAAAGCATAACCCCCCACATGCGGTTATCCAGCGACTTTAACCTATCCTGAATATCGCTATACCTCTGACTACAATCAGCCTCGTGCTTTTCTAAAAGTCTCAGAACTTCTTCGGCCTTCATTAACATCTCCAACGACGACGAGCAGCACAAATACGTTTCTTTGGTGTCTTCTTACAGCTAATATTATGCATCTTCATCTGACCAGCTGAACGTGAACAATACGACTTACGGCGTTTTGATCTAGCTTTAGATGGTTTTTTCTCCGTTACAGCTGTCTTTAACTTACTTCCCGGATTAGCTTTTCTATAAGCCGCAACACCTTTTTTAGTCATTCCCGCTCCAGATTTAGTGGAGCGGAAATTACCAGATCTTACAGAAGTCTTTATTGGTTTCGACTTCTTTCTCTTCGCCATTATCCGAAGAATCCTGTCACAGAGGAAATGTTAGTTAGCGTAACGTGACACTCTGACTCAAATATAATTCCATTGTCAGGAACAGTAATTTGAATATCGTCAGAAGTGTTAAAGGTCATGCTTAGTAACGTAGAACCGCCACTGCCGTCTTTAAAGACAACAGCAGGAGAACCACTTCCAGCGGTACGAACATAAAACGACTTTAGTCGAGTTCGACCACCTTGAAGCGTACCCGTGGCAGTCGCTGTTTTAGCAATAATTTGACCAGCCATAACACCCTCCTATTAAGCAAGGTTGTTATTTTGCTGATACAAAATTGTAAAACGAACAAGACCTGCACTGGTTGCAGCAGATGAAGTTACAGTCAATCTAATATCAGCTGTACCTGTATCTTGCCAAGCGAGTGCTGCGCCAGCTTCAGTAGTTGGATACTTACGACCTGCAGTAGTTCCAGAAGCGAAAGTATTCAAAATTGTAGCTGCACCACCGACTGTATCTCCAACACTAAGATTGGTTGTACCGCTCGCAGCGGTAATAACATCAATCACACAGTCAATAATTTGTGAGTTCGCAGGAATAACAACATCAGTCACAGACGCTGCAAGTGCGCCGCCGGAGAGATCAGCTGAAAATGTTTGTGCCATAACAACTTGGCCAACGTTAGCAATGTCTGTACCTAAAGTTGTACCCGTTGTGTTCTTAATTGTTCCGGCCTTAATAGGACCAGAAAAAGTCGTAGTAGCCATTTAAGTCTCCTGTCGTGGCTAGTGTCAAACGCCCAATGCGTTTGTCAGGATAAATTCACTATAAATGAAAAAAGGGCGACTGAAAAGCCGCCCCTTTAGATTTGTTGTTCTTAGGAGTTAGGCTCCTGGAGAACCAAACACACAACGAGGATCTGAGAAACCGAAGCTGTAACGCTCCCGAGCCTTAAATCTCATGTTGCCTGTGTCGAAATCACCTTCCATCTGTGTGCGGATAGGTGCGCGTTCGAAGTGCTTGAAGCCGTTTGGTGCGTCAGACTTAATGAAAAACGCATCTGTGTCGGTCAGGAAGTGGTTAATTACATAACCCTCAGGCAACATACCAGAGCTACGAAGAGCGTTGATATCGTTGTCTGCTGTTCCAACACGGAGGTTAGAAGCCATCAACCGCTCTGCAACAAATTGTAGTGCAGGTGGAATAATTAGCTTCATACCGCGAAGTGCGATCTTCAGACCACGCTCATCAACGAAACCGGAGATACTGATTAGAGCATCCTCAAGTGAAGTTTCATTGAGGTCAGCGGCTGTTGCTGGCTCATTAGAGAACGTACCACCAGAAGTAAGCGGGTGGTCTGTAGCACAAAGTTCTTTACCATCTCCACCAGTAAAGCTGGAGTTAAAGGCATTGTTAAGGACGTTAGACGCCTTAACTTGCTTTGTGTGAGCCATTGATCGAGCCAGTGCGCGAGTATAACGTGACGCCAAACGGTCGTACAGGTTATCCTCAACAGCCTCTTCAGTAATTGAAAAAGCCAAAGCAATGGTCTCGTGAGTGTAGCGGGAAGTGTATGACTCTTGCGCGTCATCGAAGTTTACCGCTCCACCTTCGTTTTTGGTCGGTGCGCTACCAAAACCAGTCAGCATGACCTCTTCTTCGAACGCACGGTCAGACGACTCAGTTTCGAAGATTTCAGAATGCTCGTTTTCGTAACGACCATATTCCATACCAAAGAGAGCGTTGAGACCCGGCTCTAGCTCTTTGGCGAGTTGTGCGCGTGAAATAGGCATTAACTAACCCTCCCTTATACGCCAGTGGTATTACGATACGCGTGTTCGTTAATAATAACGTACACGTTTGTATTCGCACTACCAGTGTCAGAGTTATCGGGATCTTTGGAAATGCCAATAATGCGAAGCTGGGCTGAGCTAGTGCCAACAGTTGAGGAAATTTCACAAGAGGAAATACCTGTAACTGTTGAACCACTACCAGTTGAAGTAGTGTCAGCGTTAGCATTCACGGAATTAGCAGCCATCGTTCCATCACATTGTACTTCAAATACAAGGTATGGGTCATCATAGACCTCTGCTACAATATCACTAGCTGCTACTGAGCCGGGATAGTAGTTAGAGAAAGTTGGCTTTCCAGTCGACGGGTCGGTATATGAACAACCGTTAAAAATTCCAATAATTTTATCAGAACTTCCTGCTGCAACATCAATACCACCAGCCGCTGTTGCAATAACAGGCGAACCGTGGTAAATAGCGTTACTGTGGTTAGACGCAATAACGTATTCGTTTGCAGTAAAGTTGGATACACCACCCATAGCACGGACGGGCCGAAGCCCAAAAGCGGCATCTTTATTTGCCATTTTGTCCTCCTAAAAGGTTTCAGTATTAAGTGGCCTACTTAGTGTTAGGACCACCAAAGGTTACACGAGACTGTCGATCTTGAGTGATCGGCATTGAAGGATGTTGTTCCTTCATGAGGTCATTGTCAACTGCCGTCATCTGATCCGCTGTTTGACCAGCGAAATACTCTGCACGACTTTCGGCGACCTCTTCTGGCACCTTAGTTAGCATCAACCCGCCTACACCGATAACTCCTGCATGCTTACCGTCCTCAATGGTCGGAGCATCGAAGTCAGGGTAATCCTCTGCGCGAACAGGTTCATAACCCTCACGAATTCGACCAGAAACGTTCTTACGGTCTTCTTGACCACGAACTTCTGTGCGAACCCATCTGAATTTATAGCCTTCAGGCGGCTGCGGTGCTTCTAGCGAAGAAGCTGGTCTCCAAGGTTTTCTGCGTTCTGTTTTCGAACGAGTTTCAGAAGCGCGAGGAGTCCTCTTTGTAATTTCAGACATTTAAGCCTCCTTCACGTGTTTCGCGTATTCCTCAAGTGGAACACCGAGTTTCTTAGCGATAGCCACTTGACTTTGCGTCAAACGAACCGTCTTGCGCCCACTTTTTGATGTTCTAGTCGCAGGAGCAACGGTTTGGGCGGGTTTCCGCTGTCCTGATTTTGCTTCCTCAAATTTATGAGGAAATTCATTACGAATACGAGAGTTAATCGCTTCGTAGTAATCTTCTGAAGCTGGGTCATACCCCTCTTCTTCGATCAGTTTACGATGAATCGAGAACGCTGTAAAGGTCATTGCTTCATCTTTTCCGAACCATTCGTTTTCTTCAGCCCATCTTTGAGCACGTGGGTCCGGTGTAGCTGGCGCTTGCTGGGCTGCAACGGGAGCTTTAGAAGACGTTTCTACTTCCGTTTCTTTTGCTTCCTGCTCCTGTTTTAAACGCACTTCATCGCGGGCAATTCTATCATTTTCTACACTTAGCTTCGCTACCATCTCTTGTGCATCAGCTAATGCGTCTGAATCACCCTCTTCGTAAGCTAGTTTCAACGCTCTTTTTGCCTCTGCAAGCTGGCTTTTAACCCTACCTGCAGACTCGTTCATAAACGCAGTCGTGCTTTCAGCGTAATTTTTATTTAGCTTTTCATTTTCTTCTTTGAGGTTTTTAGCAAACTCAATCGCGGCTTGTTCACGACGTTCTGCTTCGCGCATTTTATAAGTTAAGCGATCAATACGCTTTTTAACACCCTCAGAATATTGTTCATGCTCATCTTCAGCTGGAGCTGTATCTAGAGCCTCATCTTGAGTTTCTTCTGCAGTTTCTTCTTCAACCTCGATTTCAAGGTTTTCTGTTTCTTCTGCAACTTCTTCTTTTTCTTTAACGTCTGACAATTTTGCCTCCTAAACAGCTACAATATCACGCGGATCTTCAATTATCGCAAGAATTTCGTCGTCGTTTAAAAGACGCGGCTCTGCACCATCAATCTTAAAACGCGAACCAGCGTAACGACCGAACATAACCCAGTCGCCCTCTTTACACCATGCGCCATCGGGGAACTTACCCTCGTCTTGATAAGCGTCTGGACCCAAGCTAACGACATAACCGACATTAGTTGCTAACTGATTACGCTCTCGCGTTTCATCAGCAAGCATAATACCACCTTTAGTCGTTTGGGGCATAGTGTATGGAAGGATAAGGATACGCCAGCCAGTAGGTTTCGGAAGACGGTCTAATGCAGACCGCGTTTCATCTGTTTCCTCTGATAAGGCAAAAGTAGCCGGATTCAATAAATCTTTCTTCTTTTGCGATTCCGCATCTTTTGCGGCTCGGCGTTCCTCAATTATATGGTCAGGAACGAATAACCTTTTAGTCATCGTCAGCAGTCTCCATTCGGTTTCTAGTTTCTTTAAGTATTTGCTCTATATCACCAAGAGCAGCAACACGACCCATGTAATGATGGTACTCCTCAATATTCGAGATACCATTTGCCATTAACACACCGCTGATTTCAGCTTGTCGTTTTTCAACCTTATCTAAGAGATAAGTAACTAAGTCCATTATTTAACACCGCTAAAACGGGTTCCTCTTATAGCAACACCACCGCCTTTACATGATTTAGCGGCCATGACTTCGTCACCGTCATAATTACCACCACCTTGACCGCCCTGACTAGCTTTTCTTACTTTTTTATTATGACCATCAGTCATCTCTGAACCGCCAGAAGCACGTTTCTTAACACGCTTCTTCATCCCTGAGTCTTTGCGGCCCATAGCTTCTGACAAATCAAACTTCAAAATCTCGATCTGGTCAGGGTCTGTTTCAGACTCTAGCATAGCCATCAAATCTTTTACCCGTGTATTAGCCATAATTACCTCTTTGTAGCTAAAGTTACATTTGCGCGGAGAGCCGCAATATCTTCATCAGAACTAATTTCTGCTTCTTTAAGCTCAGCCTGTTGCTGAAGTTTAGCTGCTTCTAACTGATTACGCGCTTGGTCAGCCATAGCTTTACGCTGTACTTCTTGCTGCTGTATCTGCAGTTCCTGCTGTTTGAGCATAACAATCGGATCAGATGGTCCTGTACCTGCGGCCTGTTGTGCCATCTGGCTAATTTGCTGAGTAGCTTGTGCTGTGGCTTGAGCTAACATTGCCTCTTGCTCTGGCGGTAGCACCTGACCCTCAGCCGGAAGCTGTGTGCCAAGAATCTGCTCAACTTGTTGCTTATACTTCATAGCTAGATGCTCTTGCATATGTGCCATAAGAACTTGGGTAGCAACCCCGTTCTTCTGAACATTAGGATCCTGCAAAAAGGCGCTATGGGTAGCAACATGTGCATCGTGGTTTTGTGACTCGAAGGCTTTTAGCGGCTTGCCTGTAAGTGCGTCCATGTTTTCTGACACAGGGTCTTTCGGTATCGCCTCATCTTTCGGAGGCAGAATCTTGTCGATATTTTGGATGCCCAATGCGCTATACATCCGACGATAGGCTTCATGTAGATCGTGAAGTTGCGGGGCAGACTGTGCAAGCTGTAGCTGTGTTTGAGCTAACGTAACCCGCTGGCTCATACTAAACATCGCAGGGTCACTTACAGGAACGATATCAATACGGTCATCGAAATCGTCTACCTTTACACCTGAGTCTACACCTCCAGGAACGCGATAAGGGTACTCTGGGGGCAAATAGTTCTTGATTACTTCAGCTAGAATACGAAGTTCTTGACGCTGAGCGTAGTGTAAGCGTTTATGGATGGCACTTAATACTTTTGTTCCCTGCTCCAATAATGCAACAGTTGTACCAACCGGATTAGCTTGACTACCCTCGCCAATATTAACATCCGTGACGGACGCAAACCGCCGTCCACTTTCGATAAGAACGCCTAGCATCTGCAAAAGAGTCGCTGACGGTTCTTTGTAAGGCAACGGCATGATTGCCTCACGAATCGATGAGCCGGGGGCATCAACGTCACGGAACTCTCCCGGCTGCAAAGGCAAATCTTCATCACGGACTCGTAAGCCCCTCGCCTTAAAGCCAGCTGGCAAGTTAGCCAATGTACCCGCGTCAATCAACTGACGCAAAATAGATGTAGCCGACTTAGTTAAGCCACCGATCATATGGATAAGGCCAAACCCATAAAAGCCTAATCCAGGAAGGAATTTATAGTGTGTAAAATACCTTATTTTGTTTTTTGTTTGATCTTCTTGACGGTAATTCCTACGAATCGCTAGGATCTCATTAGACTCCTCATGAATCGTAACGATATACGGAACGGCAATACCTGTTTCTTCATCCTCGTCATCCTTATCTTCATATCCTGGAAGATCAAGATCAACGTGCATCTCTAAGAGAGTTACTGAATCAGCCCCTTGGATGTTTCGACGAAAACCTGTTAGTTCCTGAATTTTGTCTTTAGCTTCATCCAGTTCACTGCCGTCATCCGCAAATAATTCAACGTCACGGTAAAACCCAGAAACTTGCAGCTTACGAACGTCATTCAAATTCATATTAACAACGTGCGTAAAGCGCGGCGTAGAAGCTAGGCTTGATTCAGTATAAGCAACTACCAAATCGTCGGGCATCACAAACTTACTAACAGGACGATTTAGCGTTGGATCAAAATATGTCTTTTTAAAAGTAGACCCAGAGAGCGGAAGATAAAACAGCATCTGATCAGTTTCGGGATCAAACTCTTCCATAACGTCCAAAACCATAAAATTCATATAGTTTCTTACACGTTCTGCTTGGGCTGTTACTTCTTCCGTTTCTTCGCCGACGATGCGCGTTTGCGTTGGGCCGCCGGGGGGGAGCATTTCTTTGTACGCACCCGCTTGGAACTGGGTCGCGCTTTCGGCGATGAGCGGGTGGTAGACACCGGAGGCACCTCTGAACGGTTCTTCCCGGTCATCGGTTTTAATGCCGAGGAGGTCGAGTCCGTTTGTGTACTGGTCAAGCCAGTCTTGACGCGATTCAAGATCATCTTTATAGGACGAAATAAGTTCTGAAGAAAGCTCTCCAAGTTCAGCATCATCCATCTCCTCTGTTAAATTAGCATAAAAATCCCCGCTGTCGTCCTCTTCACTTTCGACATAACCGACGATAGCACTCCCGTCTTCCAGCATAACTGTTTCATCCGATTCAAACAACGGAAGCTGATCCTCGTCGTTTGTTTCAACCTCTACTTCCGCTTCCTGCGGCATACCCATAAGTTGAGCAATAGATTTTTCAACAGCCATTGTTACTTTCCTCAATAATAAACAAAGTTTTTCAACTTATATTCTAACTCGTCGTCCTCATAATCGGTCGGTTGACGTATGAAACCACCCTGCCGGAACCTGAGTAACGCTTGGGTCGTTGAGTCGACCAAGTCGTCGTGGTCTCCGTTGGGAAATTCACACAACTCCTCGACGAGTTCCTCGGCAAACCTTGTTTCGGGAACCCAAACCAATCCAGACTCAAAAATGGGTGCAGCAGCGTTAGTCCTAGCAATTTTATCATTCCCTCTATTAGGCGAATAATTTTGCACAGGAATACCCATAGCCCTAAGTTCCTGCGTAAGGGGCAGTCCTGACGCTTTTGCTTCGATGATAACTGAATCAGGATCCCAGTGTATATAACTTTCGTAAGCTACCTTCTTTAGCTCCGGAAAATCAAAGCGGTCTTTGATAGAATCTAACAAAATAATGTTATAATTACCGTCTTCTTCGTTTCGAAACACACCCCAAGTAGTAATCGCGCTAAAATCAGCCTTTTCCGACTTCAAAAACGCAGTATCGTAGCTTTGTATAACATATTCAGGGGTAGGGGGCGACGTTTTTTCCCAAATATTGATCCATTCGCGCTGAATTATAGCCCCTTCGCCGCCTGTAGGCTCCTGCATCCACTGTGCAGCCCATTTTTGATGGGGTAGCGAGGCTCTTATACCCTCTAATTCTTCAATTTTCCAAAATTCAGGCCAACAAGGCGCTCCAGACGGCATAATTGCAGGAAATTCTATAACTTCCCACTGGTCGGCCTTCGGATCCATAGCCTGTGCCTTTAATAATTGACCAGTTAGATCCTTTTTTGACCATCTTGTCATCACCAAAATGATCGTTCCCCCCGGTTGTAGACGCTGACGAGGACCAGACGTATACCATTCATACGCTGATTCCATCGCCGTTTCGCTCATCGCGTCTTGTTCCGAGTGCGGGTCGTCAATAATAAGAACATCAGCACCACGACCAGTGATCGCACCTCCGACACCAGCTGCAAAATACTCCCCACCCTTTGATGTTTCCCATCTTCCGGCAGCTTTGGAATCTGCTCGCAATGTAACATTTTCAAAAACCTTTTTGTAATCGTCCGTATCTACGAGATCACGGATTTTACGACCAAAGCGCACCGCTAGTTCGCCTGTATGCGTAGCTTGAATAATCTTCAAGTCGGGTTTAAGACCCAAGAGCCAAGATGGAAGCATATAAGACGACATTTCTGACTTCGAATGTCGTGGCCCCATATTAATAATTACCCGCTTTAACTCGCCACGGGCGATACGGTTAAATGTCTGGGACATTTTACGATGGTGCGCACCTTCAATAAACGAAGGCCACATCGTTTTTACAAACGTTAAAAAATCTTCGCGAGATTGTTTTCTAACCTCGCGTTGTTTTAGTTCCTCCGCTATAAGAAAAGCCTGTTCAGCCTTTTCGCGGGGAAGGTGAGAAAAATCTAGGTTATCGAGCATTAGTTACGGCACCATTGACGCACCAAGCATCTGCTCTTGAGAATCTGCCAGACGCTGCTGTTCCATTTTATCTACCATCATTTGATAATCAGCGTAGAGTTCCTCAAACTTTTCTGGTTCCATCTGATAAAAAACACTGGGATCTATACCATACGCTTTGCCCATTTCCTCTTGCGCGTCCAACCCTGTACGGTTAGCCCCAGCAATAAGGTCCAAAGGTAACGCTGCAATACCCGCACCTTTTGCAACAAAAGGTAAAATATCAGAAGCTACATCCTTTGCGCCGACTAATGCACCAATACCAATATTACCGCGCTTAATCGTCTCCATAGCATCTATTGGGCCTTTTTTATCAAAAACCCCTTCTGCCATCGTCGTCTTTAACATAAAATTAAATTTATCAGAAGGCATCTTTCCCGAAACAACTTGATTCCGTGCCTCCGTTACATAATCATCAACTTGATTTAGAAAACGAAAATAAACATCCTCGGCTTTAGCTTTAGGTACGCCTTTTTCTAAATTTAAGTTAAGCATCGTTTTGCCGTGATCATATTGAGCGTTCCGAAACGCATTAACAATTTCTAACGGCGTTACATCCATCGTCCTAGTAACAGCCCCACCCATAATTGACGGTGCTTTATCAAAAGGATAACGAGCCGCTTTATCAGCTGTATAACCATACCACCGACCTGCGGCCTCATCTGAACCTAACGTCTGGCCTAATGATTTAATAAAATTTTCGCCGCGATACGCCCTGATCGACTGATTAGGATCAATGGGCCTTGAATCAAGATCAGAAAACATATCGGCTGCGCGACCGCCACCCTGAATTAAAGCCGCTAAACCCTCTGTCCTTTGAGATGGTGTTAAATCAGCCAATGAGTGTACCTAACCCGAAATCTTGTAAAGGCATCCTCATATTAAATTGAATACGTTTATCTCTGCCTAAAGGATCAATAT